ATCTAATGCTGCTTGAAGTCTAGCTTGTTCTGCAGCGGCTTTAGCAGCCGCTTCTGCTGCTGCCTTTTCTGCATCAGCTTTTGCTTTAGCTGCTGCTGCTTCCGCTGCTTTTCTTGCTGCTTCAGAAGCATCTAAATCAGCTAAAATCTTTGCTCTAGCTTCACCTTCACGGGCTTCACGGGCAAGGCGTTCTGCTTCTGCAAGTGCAGCTTCTGCTTCTTTTGCTGCGGCAGCTGACTCAGTATCATAATCACGAGAAGGAGTAGGTCTATCTTTTTCTTCTCCCATACGAAAACGAGCAGGGTCAAAAGAAGGTGCTGTATTTCTTTCTTCTAAAAATTCTTCTACTGCTATCTTAGTAGGATTTCTTTTCTCAGCCACTATACAAGCCCCATATCTGTAAGTACTTTATAAGAAAGATTATCAATAGTAGTTCTCGCATTATTAGTTTTTTCCCACTCAGGAGTCATACGTAGTTCTTTCTCAAACTGCCATAATGGCTTGACGGATGGTTTGCCATTAGCATCTACATACTGTAAAGCAGAGCGCAGGCGAGGGTCATCATAAGTTATAGAGTCTGCATCTCTTTCAAGAACTGAAGCAATAGCTCCTTTGTAAGCAGAGGCTAATGAGTCAATTGAAATTCCAGCTCTTAGTTGTTCGGCATATCCAGGGAATGCACTAGCTGCAAGATTACGCACCTCGTCCTGAATATCCTCAGTAGTAGTGTTTCCTAAAAATAAATCTTGTGACTTTTGGGCCCAGTATTTGTTATCTAAATATTGCATTACGCCAAACGAGTTAGCATAAGATTTTAAGTCTGAAGTATCTCCAAGGACTTCTCCCCCATAGCCAGTTACTAGATTAGAATTAACAATTAATTGTCTAAGTTGATTCTCATCCATGCCTGAGTTATAGGCTGTCTTAGCTAAGCCATCAAATAGCTTAGCATCCATCTTAAGTCCGCCAGAAACTAAACTTTTACGTGTTGCTAGTTTATATTTATTCAGGGCATCTAGATATGCACCTTCTTGGGAACGCTCAGCCATCTGTCTAGCACGGGCTGTGGCACTATTATTGCGGTAGAAATTACTCTTTAATATGTCAGCACGCATACCATCAATGTCGCCTGCTTCCCATTTTTTCCAGGCTGACTCAAGCATGGTATCCCCTAGGCTTGCCATTGCTTGAAGCATTTCAATCTGGGCAGCAATCTCAGGGTTTGCTAAAGCTGCTGCCTTAAATGTGTCAGCAGTAGTAGGTCCAGTATATCCACCGTCATCTACAAGAGGTCCGCCTTCGCCTGGTTTTGCCACTAGATACCTCCTGACATAATCTTCTGAAATATGTCGAGGCCTTCAAATGCCTGACGACGTGCTAATAATTCTGGAGTTTCTTCTTCAAACTTCTGTGTAAGCTTAGACTCAAACTTTTCTTGACTGAATCCACCAGTAGTCTTAGATACATTCTCTAGCTTACCAGTCTTAGGATTACGAACTTTTTCAGTCTTTGTCACTACACCCTTTTGGATAATCTTATCTGCCATGTCTAGGGCTTCTTGTAATTCTACATCATTTAACTTTTTGCCCCTGGTTTTGATAGCAAATGCTTGAGCAACTTCAGCAAGAGTTCCTTTGTCTACTTCACGAATCTGACGTTGTATGTTAATATCAGTTGCTGAAGCGCCTTGCATTGACATATTAAGAAGTTCTAATGGGGTAATCTTTGGACCTTTTCCACCTCTATATATTTCAGCTGCTTGGTTTACAATATCTTTCCATATTTCATAAGCACCTGGCTTACCAGAATTACTACGGCCAATAAGCTGTAGATAACTCATAACCTGATTCTGAACACTAGGATTAGACCAGAACTCACTATACATTTCTTCTGCAGATTTTGTATTAGTTGCTACAATTTTAGCTTCTCCACCCATACCTTTTAAATCAGAAACTCCAGGGGCAGTCGGTCTTGCTGGGGCTTTCTTGCCTTTTTTAGTTACCTTCTCGCCTAAGTATACACTTTTGCCGCTGCTTACTCCTGCGCCCGCGGTGGTAAGTATGGCAATAGCCTGCTCTCTTGTTACGCCCATGGCTGCCATAAACGCTAGTATTGCTGCTTCATCAATCACTTGCCAACTCCTAAGTATCTATCGTATATAGGGTCTTGCTCTAAATATCTATCGTATAAGTCAGAGAATCCTATGTCTTCATTTTTAAGACGAAGGGCTACGGCGGACATAAGTATCTTCAAGTCAATGTTTTCTTTGGCATCTATACTTTTAGAAGAGCGCATCGCTAACCTAGAAGCTACAAACCCACGCATTTCAAGATAACCAATTACGGATTTCCAAGTATTATTCTCAGCATTATCCTTCATGAAGGTAGGATTGCTGACAATCTTCTGTAGTCCTTGAACAAACCTAATAGTCTTTGTTCCATCTGTATCTAGATAATCTACATACCAAGCGCTAGGCTCACCTGTAGGCTTACCAGTAACTGGGTCAAGCTTGCTTGCAAGAGCTGTAATAGTAGCAGTCTTTAGTATCTTTAAGTCTTCGGCTCCATTAGCATCAACGGTTGTTAAGCCACGACTACGGAGTTGTGAATCAACATAGCCCTGAATCTTACGGAATCTAACCCAACCTTCACGGGCTTGGTTACGTTGAATAGCTTCCTTTGGGTCAAGTGCTCCACGAAATTTCTCTGCTGTGCCTGGTGATACAGAAGTCTGTTCTTGCCACCAGTATGCAATAGGAGAAAAATCTGGTTTCTTAGAACCGCGAGTAATTAAACCAACCAATGAAGGATTTAAGTCTTTTACTTCTGAGATTAAGTCTGCATATCTCTTAGCATTCTTAACATCTGTCATCGTAGAAGCAGAGCCGTACTTGTTCTCAGATAATGATAAAGCAAAACTAAAGAATTCAGGGTAATCTTCTAGGAACTTTTCGTTTGCCCGAAGACCATAGTTCTCATTATACTGACGATACTTCTCAATGTACATACGATAAGGACTCTGGAACTGAGGTGCGAACGGAAGAATAAAGTTAGCCCATGAACGGGTATTATATAGGGCATCAGTCATCTTCTTTATTTCTATATCCGTTTTATACGGAGTCCCATTTTCTTTAGCTTTTTGTTGTTCAGTTAGCCAAATAGAAGTAAACATTCTAGCATATGTAGAGTTATCCATACCTTGAGCACGCTCTACTTGACGCTTTGCCCAGGTTGGAAGTATCTCTGTATATATATTATCTGGTGGACCATATGGAAATGCCCAGCTAACTACAGCTTGCAACTCAGGTTGTAGCTTCATTATCTGTGAAACAGGGATAGTAAAATAAGGACCTACGCTTAAAGCAATTGGGTTACCCATAAATACTACATCTAATGAACGCTTACTAATACCTACTTGGTCTAAACTTTTTAGGCCCTCGCCAAGAAGTGGTAGTTTTTTCAAAGATTCTGGCACCTGTAACCATATTGTTTCATCACCCTTTAGGGTGCTATATGGTGGGACTGGGTCGCCGTTTTCATCAACAATTAACCCTGAGCGCTCTGGTGCAAAGTATAGTGCTCCAGCTCGGGAAAATATATAAGGCTTATCTCTAGTAATCTTAAGCCAGGTTTTGATTGCATTCTCTTGTGCTGAAAAGAATGGAGAAATAAAGCGCAAAGCTTGAGCTAGATTTGTTCGGCGCTCAACGTTGTAAAGGATTTCCTTTACTCCCTTGAGTGCGTCAGCCCTTGCGCCTGCTTCTATATTACTTGCAATCTCGTTAAACTCATCAGCAGTAAAACGCTTCTTGTTAAGAAACTCATAGGTGGTAAATCGTGTTTGTGCGGAACGTTGATATATTTCATCAAACAATGGATTACGAGCCCAGGCATCTTCAGGCATAGAGCCAATAATCTTAAATGATTTATTAATAAAACGTTTAATCATACCAACGCCTTGACGATTTATATTTTCTTCAAGTAGAAAACCATGCACGGTAGGAAGTTTGTCTGGATTCTTAATAGCATCGCGTAAGAATTGTTGTGTTACTAAACCATTTTTCGCTAACTCTTCTGATATACCACTGCCTGACGGCATGTAGTTATCCATAAAACCTTTAACTGTTCCTACGTATTCTAAAGATTCTTCTCTAGATAAACCTAAACGGGCACGAAGTTTTCTTCCCTCAGCGCTAGTCTCTAGCCAGTTAGCTACAGAAATAATGTCTGCATCTGGCTTCAATAACTCTTTAACCACCGCGGAATTTGCGAATGGCTTGTTGATAGCATCTGCCCATTCTTGATAGTAGTTATCCATATCAGGGGTAATCTTGCCACGTGAGCCAGTCTTAGCAAATTTAGCTCCATAGATATTACGATAGTCATCTAACACTCGAGCAAAGACACGCTCAGATGAGTTAAGACTACGAAACATGTCGCCTAGTGGTCCACCAAATCCCCCATGTAGACTGAACTGTGAACCATCTGGACTTTCATACATAGATGAAAGTTTAAAATCTTCTTGTCCTAGAATTTTCTTTTGTGTCTTTAGTTTTGTTTTTTCTAAAGCTGTCAGCGCATCGCTATTGGTTTGATATACAGCAAGCTTAGAATCGTATTTAACCTTCTCAGCTATAAGTTGAGCAACTAAATCTGGGTCATCAGGAAACTTCTCTAGTTCCTTTGAGATATTTTTAATCTTTGCTTCATGTTCAGATAGCTCACTTCCAGCTTTTTGCATGCTGGTTTTAATCTCGCCATATGATGAAGGCTTTAGACCATCACGATAATTACCGATATTATCAATTAAACGGGAGCCTTGGTTGTATGTATTCTCTACAAGGTTCTGCATTCCCTGGCCCATATGACGCATAGTTGTCATGGCGCCGAACACTGACATAATACGTAGTTGTGAATCTATTGCGTTACGTATAGGATAACCACCACGTAGAAGCACAGAGGCTTTCCATAGGTCGTTAAGAAATTCTAATGATTCAATGCTACCGCCATATATTTCATACGCAGTTTTAAAAGGACCTGCATTAGACTTTAGCACTTTTTCGATTGCATTAAAATCAGCTATAGGATATAGGTTAGCTGTCTGAGATTCAAAGAAAGCTAACCTTATATTAGTGTCAGTAATGCTATCATACACATAACCAACTTCTTTCATTTCTTTTAAGAAACCATTTTTTAAAGATGTATGCTGGTCAAAAACACTCTTTACTTGGTCAGTACTCAACTGATATCTAGTACCGATAGCAGCAAATCCTGCTTCTTCTAAAGATACTAATACTTCAAGTTTTGATTCTGGGGATATTGCCTCAGCATAACGAGATAAGTAAGATGCGGCTAGCTCCTGGCTAAATAAATCTTTTTTGACTAATTGATTTAGAGTAGCTGTTACTTCCTTGATGGAATCACCCTCATTTAGATTAGTGATACCCGCAGGTACTTCTTTGCCTGGACTGGAAATTTTATAATACAAACGATGGAACGGGGTAGGTTGATAGATTTCTACTGTAGGCTGTATAATGCCTTCATCAATCAAACCAGCTGAGCGTGCAGTGGCAATCTCACGACTGACTACTTGAGATGCTCTAGTTGCTATACCCTCAGTCATAGGTGCGATTTCAGATACACCCATTAAGGCTGCTATATATTTATCGTGCTTAGCATAGATACGCAAAAACTCTGTGTCTGCTTGAATTTCCTCTGCAGTTCTTAAGTAAGACAAAGGTAGCATTTCTTCGGTTTGTGTTCTACCTAAAACTTTTTCGGTGCGTAGTAGATTCTTTAGCTCGCTACGTGTAAGTTCTCCATTTGCAATTTTAATAGGCTCAGCAATGTCAGGACGCTTTAAGGCATCTAGTTTATCTATAGCACTTGAATCACCAAGAAGGGATTTCATCGTATAAAGGGCTTCTTCTTTTGTATCAGCCATACCTAATAGGTATGAAGATGTTCCAGGGTTATTACCAGCTTGCACCCAAGGATGTTTCAGCGCCCACAAATCTGTGTTAGCTGCAAAGTCTTCACCCATACTAGAGTATTTATTGGTTTTACCAGCAAGGGCTTCATCGATTCCCCTAATTGCTTCAATTGGGTCATCAGGTTTACGTATTTTTTGTATACCTTTACCACCAACAAGACCTACATCTAAAATAATCTGCTTCCAAAAGTCAAGAGTTCCAGACATTACTCCACCATAAAGCGATTCTTTAAATGCTTTCTGGCGTTGTCCTTCATCAAAAATATCAAAGTTTTCTTGTAGCACTAATGGAAGGTTTTCTTCAGTGCCAGTTAATTTAGCAAACTGTTTCCAGCCATAACTCCATGGTAAGAAGTCAGCGTATGCCTGACCAGTAGAAACTTCTTGTCTAGACTCCCAAGCTTTTTTCCAGCCTGCGCTAATTTCTTCTTTGCTCTGAGATTCAGTGGAAATTGCCTCGGTTGCAAGCTTAAGTGCAGTTAATGGTTCCCAAATAATATTTTTATTAGTTTGATAAAGACCAGCAACAAGTCCACCAACTGGGCGTCCTAGATTCTTACCATAATCTATACCAGCCTGGCGTATTGTATTACTAAAGCCATTGAATTCTTCTCTATCATTCCATGGCGCCGTAACAATATCCCAAGCAAATTTAGGACCAGCTGCAGCCATAAGGCCGACATCTTTCCACCAGTCTTGCATGCCTTTATTGAAACGACCAAGGTTATCCCATACACTCATTCGGCAGTATTGCGCAAGAGTAGAGCAATTACCTCACGCGTCTCCTGTGATGTGTTAGGTAGGCTCGCAATATATTCTAAAGGTTGTGCGTATGATTGAATAGATGAATTAAATTTTACATCACCCTCTGGCTGAGGTGGAAGCATCAATGCTTCAGGACCAGGACCGCCAGGTAATGAAGTTCCAGACATAATAGATTCTTCACGATTCATTGTTTCAGCAGTAATTGGAATTGTTGGTGTGCCTCGGCCAAGAGTTACCGCTCTATTTTGAGGAGCGCTTACGTTAGCTACAGCTGGCGCTGTGCCTTTCACGAAGCCACCTTGGCTGATTTGGTCTGTTAGAGCCTTGGTAGCACCAGAAGCTCCACCACCTGATGGACGCAATTGCATAGCCTTTTGAGCTTTCTTGCCACTTTGTCCACTACCACCCATAGGCGAAATTATATTTGGATTATACTGAGGCGCTGTAGGGCGTCTACCGCCACGATTTTCAACGGCCATTTGTATCCTCCTCAGGACTATAAGAATATTCTTCTGCTGATAACAGCATACCCTTGGCTAACCAAGGATTCATGTTTTCACTTACATCTGTCATAAGATAGCGTGTGCCTTCATAGTCACTCCACTCACTTACTAATACCCAACCAGTACATATCTGACTTTCTGAATCTTCTAACTCTTCAGCAAGTACTCTCATAGCCTTATCAACGGCTTGGGTAAACTTACTCATTTGAGTTGCTCTTCTACTTGGTACGGTGGTGCTGTGTATACACTAATTCGTGCAGCCACTTCCATTGCAGTGATGACATCACTACCCGCGTAAAGCGCTCCAAGAGCGTAAGAGCCACCGCTTCCGATTGCGTAGAATCCTTCTTCACTTTTCATTACCGCCAAATCTTGGTCAACATCAAATAGCTCACCACCTACTGCGATGAGAAATTGGAATCTTAATCCATCTTTATTTTTATCGTGAGGCTCATCAAAGTTATAACCATTATCCGTAAGACACTTACGAAGAGAAGGCATAGCCTTGACTATCATGTAGCGATAAACATCTTTCTTGTCTTTCGCTGAGAATACTGGTGGAATCCAAATGTTCTGGGCAATGTCGCAGGGTGATACTTCTCCTGCTCCTGCTATTAGTAACGCACCACGTAATGTAATCTTACGCATAAATGGATGTGAGTAAGATTTCCCACTATCATCTGTAATGCGACTGTCAGCAACAATGACAGACTTATCTTTATATTCAACTCCAATAATCGTTGTCATTGTCCCCTCCTAGATTATCTTCGGCGAATAGTTCTTACGCTTGCGTTAGCTTCTCCACCTGATGTTAATCCTGAAAGAAGACTCATAATATCTGGAGGTCCGCCTGCTTCTGGCTCTATAGGAATAGCGCCTCCTACTGGGGCGCCAGCGGGAGCAGGGGACGGTTGCTCAACCATCGGGGCACCAGCAGGAGGAACCTGTTCGACAGGTGCGAAGATTTCTTCAATCGCATCCTCTATCGCTTGTCCTTTTTGGCGAGCTCTAATAACCTGTGCAATCTTAGATACTATCTGACTTGCATCGCCGCCGCCTGCGGCAATCTGTGGGATTGCTTGGGTGTATGCTTGTAGTGAACCAAGAAGAGCTGCACGCATATCTTCAATTTCAATTTTCTCAACTTCTTGACTTACGTTAACAGTGAATGGTAGTTCACGCATTGCCATATCCTTGGAGATTAATTTACCACCAAGTGCTTGTAGCATGAATATCAAACCTTGAGCTGGATTCAAACCAGCAAGCATACCATAACGTACATCTGCTGAGTAGTCGTTCTTAATGTCCTTCTTAGGAGAATATGTAATCTCGTAAGGAGCACCAGCATCTACGCCACGAATTGTCTTTTCTTCTGGGAAGATAGTCTCATCTACCTGGAAGCAAAGCTGAATGACGTCACGGAGGGCGCTAGCAAAGATTGCTTGTGCAGATTTGACCTGGGTATCGAAGGCACCCATGAGAGCCTGGACGCCCTGACCCGTGACAATCGATGCATTAATGTTACCTGTGCGTCCCTCAGGATAACGAGCGCCTACACGCATTTCTTGATTAAGCAGAGTCTGCTCTGTGAATGCGCCTTGTGGCAGGGTAAGTTCTACACGACGTACACCTGCTGGGTTGGATGTGCGGATAACCGCATCACCACCAAGCTGTAGCTCTTGTACATCTTGTGGAAGTACAATAGGAGCCTGTACGGATTTCTCTGCTGCCTCCATGGCAAGGAGTGCAAAGCGGTTGCGTAGCAACTGAATACCTAATATGTCATCAAACTGTCCACGCATCTCACCATCAATAGATGGTTTGCGGGCTACTACAATCATCATCTTACCAAGAGGATTCTTAGCTTGAGATAATAGAAGATTATTTTTATCTGGTAGATAGATTACTGATTGGTCTTTATCATAGTAACGAACCATCTCGATAAGAGAGTTTAAGTCTTGCTTGTATCCAAGTCCACCAAGGAGCGCACGCTCATACTCTGGGAATTGGGCGACAAGCTCGCCAAGGGTTAATGAGTAACGCTTAGCAAATGCTACGCATCTTCCATATCTATCAAATTCTGGATAGGAGCCAATTGGATTCTCTAAACGAATACGAGGAAGCTTAGCTTCTTCATCTAACTCAATAACAAATGGCAGGAAGCCGTAGGTTAGATACCAGTCCGCTCCCGAGTACATCTGTACAGACATGTCCGAATGAGCAAAGTAATTGCTTGCAATGCGAGTACGCTTGTCAGCAAAACTGCGAGCCCTGTCAGAAGTCTGATTCGCCGCGGAACAGTTGATTGCAGGCAAAGGCGCCATAACTTCAGATAAGTCTCTCGCAACAATATCAATAAAATTTGCAACGACATTTGCATCTACTCCATTTGGAAAGAAGTCAGGATACACGCTAGCAATCTGACCTTTACGGACAGAAAGGACGTCTTGATTACGAGCATCCCTATCTGAGTTACGATAGCGTAGCGAGTCAACTCGCGCAGCAATCTGTTCAATTGTAAGTGCCATTATATCCTATCGATTCTTTATTCCGTATGGTCCGCTAATTCCGCCACCTTTAAGTGGGAATGGCGCAGTCTTAATTCTTTTTATTTCTTTTGTTTTATCTTCAGCAATCCCTTTGCCTTTAGTCCAACCCATGCTTCTACGTAAGTCATCTACTATGCGTTGTGCTTCAGGAGTCATGCGGTTAACAGGGTTGACATTAGCAGCGCCATCAGAGCCCAAGCCACCACTAGTTCTAGGTTCTGACATGTTAGTTCCTATCCGTATGTCTGTTGCCATTGCTCTGCAACGGCTTCATCTAGGTTAATTGAGAATCTTCTTTCCGTCTGAGCACGAGTAGCCCATCGGTTTTGCATCCATTTAGCTGACTGTGAGTGTTGCTGCATCAATTCGCGGACGCGGATGACAGCAAACCAGAGAGCCATAACACAGTCTGTTGGGTTTCTAGTCTCAGGTTTCCAAGTAATCAATTGTTGCACAAGAGCCTTAAGCCCTTCGCTACCTTCATTGCTTGGTAGTTCTATTGAGTTG